ACCTCACTGACACTTCAGAATCCTTTGGACTCCCTGCTACTGCTGACCTTATGTTCGCTCTCATTTCTAGCGAGGAACTGGAACAGGAAGGTAGAATAATGGTTAAGCAGTTGAAGAACAGGTACAATGATCCTACTTCAAATCGTAAGTTTGTTTTAGGTATAGATAGAGCGAAGATGAAGTTATTTGATGTCGCAGAATCTACTTCTGATATCATGAGTGAGAAGGAAGAAGATCCAGACGTTAATGCTTTTGATGCAATAAAAAACAACCAAGACCGCCTTAGTAAATTCGCTGAATGGAATGTTTAAACATGGAGACATCGTTGAATTCAATGGAGAAAGAGGTTTCGTTAACTTCTTTGATAAACATAGTCCTTACTTCACATTATGTGTGAGGCAATGGGATGACCCAGGCAAACTGCATGGCGTAAGTCAATGCAACCTTCTAGTCTATAGACACTATTGGAAGGACGTTAAAATGATAGAACCAGCACAAGCTGCTGATACCTATCACTCACAAGAACATCGTTATTCAGATCCACAATGACACAAACAGTTGATTATAATAAGTACCTAGAATTTGTTGACGGTACTACAAGCCACCCATCTAAAAATACAGATGAGTTCATTAATAGAATTAAAGATTTAGAATCTAAAGGTGTTGATATTCCTAGACTCCTTACTGCTGCTGTTGGTATCAGTGCAGAAGGTGGAGAGTTCACAGAGATAGTAAAGAAGATTGCTTTCCAAGGTAAAGAACTTAATGGTGACGTTAAGTTGCATATGGTGAAGGAACTTGGAGATGTGTTTTGGTACATCGCACAAGCTTGTAATGCATTAGATGTAGACTTCCAGACTATAGTAGTTACTAACATGATGAAGTTAGCAGCACGATATCCAGATGGTGAGTTTGATATATTCCAATCAGAGAACCGAAAAGACGGAGATATCTAAGACCATCCCCCTCTAAATACTAGAGGGGGATTTTTTATGGCCAATCCAAAAGTAGATTTTAGTTCTACTGATTACAATAAAGTACCACGTACATGTCCTGATAGGAAAGGATTTATTTCTTTGATGGAAGAATTATTCTCGTGCTCTGATTTCTGGATGGTTAAACAACAAGGTAAAACAAAGTTTTCTAAAATACCTAGTAATAGAAATCAAATTGATTTATTTACAGATGATCTGGGATTTGAATCTGTTATTAAATCTAAGTTGTTGAAGGATAATCAGAAGGAAGAGAAGACTTTTACTGGTACAGGATCAAAGAAGAGTCCAAAGATATTTAATTATAAAACCATACCAAATTCATGGTCGTCTTTTAAGGACTCAGTATCTATTCAATGGCTTGATCCAAAAGATCCAAACATACAACAAATTATAACCATAGGTACAACAGGAAAATCAGGTGAGACTATTAATGCAGCAGCAATGACTAAGGCTCAGGAGATGGGATCTGCTTTTGTTTTTAAGAGAGCTCTTAAGCATGATGATAGGTGGGCAACATGGGAAAAGTTAAAGGATGATGATACTGTTAGCACAGAGTTGAATAAGATATGGAAGGATGTTGTAGGGTTGGATCGTGTTACTAATGATTGGTATAAGAATTTTTATGCTCAGAATAAAAAATTATTACAGGTAGTTGGTAGCCATCAGTTTACTGAGTTTGAACGTGATGGTGTTTTTATGAATTGGGTAACAAACTATGTAAGAGATAATGGATGGGCTGCTGGTGGAAAGAAAGATAACTGGGATCCTGCTGATATTTGGATAATGACTAACAAGTACAGAGATTGGATTAAGATACTAGAGGATGCTACTTCAGTAAAAAGACCGAATGCACATTCAAATTTAGGCACTGCTATTGATGTACAACTCTTGCAGTTCAATGCGATAATGAGAGCACTGTTTCGTAAGAAAGAGATATGGGGTATATCTCTCAAGAAGGTAAACAAAGATATAGCTGAGTGGGCAGAGGTTAATGTTCATTGGGACAATGATGCTGATAAGAAGTTAGGATTCAATCAGATGAAAGCAATGAGATATAATTATGACTCAACTAATTGTGATTGTGGAAGGAAGGAAGATAAGCATGGAACTATTCAACTTGCTACTCAAGATACTAAGTTGAATGTTAAGGGTGCTGGTAGTACCATGTATAAGTTTCAGATAAAAGCAAATGATAGTACTAAGTTCAGTGGTCTGAAGTATGAACCAACTGATGATACTGCTGGTGCAGCTAGATTGGGTAAAGCAACTGTTGATTATGTCGAGGATCTTTTTAAAAAATATGCTGCAAGAGTAAAGTTTAGTGGTAGTAAGGATGATTATCCACAAGACCCTGATGAATTTTTAAATCAAAAAGATAAATGGATTCATGTGATTGGTAGGGTTAAGGATCATGGTGTATCAATTCAAACTTCAACTGCATTAGAAGCTTACAATAATATTTTGTTGATCTTTAATAGTAAACCATTTGTTTCTAATTCTAAGCTTATGCAATTATCTTGGTTAGATTCTTTCTTCTCTATTAATGGTAAGGATAATAGAGATAAATTTTTAACTGATATGGTATTCATCGCTCAGAAGATGGGTCCAAGATATGGTCCATTTGGTAAGTTATACTAATGTCTAAGAACACTCACCTAGAACATTTGGAAGATAGTATTCTGCTTGATGGTAAGCAGGGTGCAGACGATGCATTCAAGTTTTTAGATTCTTTGGCTAGAACTTTTACTGGTAAGGGTGCTGGTAATTTTAAGATGACTACTAAATGGGATGGTGCACCTGCTATATTCTGTGGACAATATCCAGGAACAGATCAGTTCTTTGTTGGTACTAAGTCTATCTTTAATAAAGATGCAAAGATTAATTATACTGAAACTGATATTGATAACAATCATGGTCATGCTCCTGGATTAGCTTCTAAGTTAAAAGATGCTTTGAAGTATCTCCCTTCTATAGGAATTGAAGGAGTAGTGCAAGGAGACTTATTGTTTACTGATGATAAGAATGTGGAAGTGGTTGATGGTAAGAAGTCAATTACGTTTAAACCAAATACAATAACATATGCTATACCAAAAGAAGACAGTGATTATGAATTAGCTGATGCTGCAAAGATAGGAGTTGTATTTCATACCACATATACTGGTAGTACTATTGAAAGACTCCATGCTTCTTTTGGATTTGATCCATCTACTCTCACTAAAAATAAAGATGTGTTTGTTATCAGTGCAGAGATAGACACGTTAGGTAAAGATGTTTTACTAACAAGTCAAGAGAAACAGAAGTTAATTAATTTGAAACAAAGTAGTTCACAACTAGTTAAAACCTGTGGTCCTTTCTTGGATGGTGTAGCAAAACAGATAGCAGAGAATGATCAACTTACCATTGGTGTTAAGCTTAAACAATATTTTAATAAGTATGTTCGAGAAGGTAAGCAAGTAGGAAATAGTTTTACTTCTGATTTTAAGGATTACTTTAGTGGTGAGTGTAAGAAGGCAGCAGATAAAGTAAAGCAACCAAAAACTAAGGCAGCAAAACTTGCTAAGTTATACAATGGTCGTGATTTTATAGATGATCATGGAACTCAGTTTGATAGTACTGTGAAGTTGTATAAGATCATACAGGATGCTAAGGAAATATTTGTTACTAAGCTTGAGAAGGGTGAGAAGTTTGGTACTTATATCAGAACAGATAAAGGTCTTGAGATGACTGCACAGGAAGGGTATGTTGCTATTAAAAATGGTAAGGCTACTAAATTGATTAAGAGGTTAGTGTTTAGTCAGGCTAACTTCGATGTCTCACTCAAGGGTTGGTCATGAAAAGAATTTGGATAGTTTTTGGTAGGTTCAATCCTCCTACTATAGGACATAAAAAAATGATAGATCAACTTCAGAAACTTTCTGGTAATGATGATTATATGGTTTGGCCTACATGGACAAATGATAAAAAGAAGAATCCTTTACAGCATCCAGATAAGGTTAACTGGATGATCAAGATGTTTCCAGAACATTCTTCTCATATAGAGTCTGATAGATCTCTAAAGACTTTACCATTTATTTTACAGCATCTTATGATGGAAGGTTATACTGATGTTGTTATAGTATGTGGTAGTGATAGAACAAAAGCTTTTGAATTTAATGTCCACTTTAATAGGAAAGAGACTGGAGATGGCCAAGCGTATTATTCTTTTGATACTGTAAAAATTGATTCAACTGGGTTAACTAGAGATCCAGATTCTGATGGTGCTGAAGGTATGTCTGCCTCTAAGATGAGAGATGCTGCTAAAAAAGTAGATACGGTTAATTTTTTAAAGGGTGTTGAAGGTTTGCTAAATACAGTTGATGCTTTAACATTGATGGAAGATGTTCGGGAAGGACTTGGACTGTGAAAACATTTAGAGACATTAAAAATCAAGCAGTAAGACAGAACTTCAGACAGAAGGAATGCTTTACTGAGGGACAAACTGTGATGAATGTTAACACTGGTATCAAGGGAAGAATAATCCGCACTGGACCGAACTATGTTATCTGTGTTTCCGAAGCCCAAGAAATGTTTAGAGCTTGGATAAGAGACATAAGAGAAGTCAATGAAAGTATAAATAAACCAAGAAGCACAACCTTTTTTACTCATGGACAAGCAAGCACCTACAACGTCAGTGCAACATAATGATGATTATTCTAAAGCATTAATCGAATCATATGCACAATGGATGGACGGAAATACCTTCCAAGGAAGTACTATTTCAGAGGAACCTGCTACTATTGAAACGCCAATAGGTACTATACCTAAACCAGATTTTGATAAGGGAACCATTCCTACTATAGAGAAGCAGAAACCTGATGATGGTAGTACAAAGGATCCTAAGTTTAATGCTGGTCCTCCTGATAGCACTAAGAACAAGTCTTCTTATGGTGCTACT